TGATGTATCTGTTACATCTATTTGAGCTTTTAGATTAAAACTACCGTATTCGTGGTTGTCTGTTTCTTCAGCGCTAAGAGCTACATCATCATAAGTAGAATTATTTGTTGTAACCATTATTTTACCTTGGCCATATCCATCTGAACCTACAATATTAAAAATTGCTTCTACTTCCCAAATACCAGTAGATGGAAAAGTAAATACACCAGAAGATTCTGACATAGCATCCCCTATTCTTGCATATCCTGTAACTCCACTCTCAGCTAAATTTGAAGTTATATCTGACCAAGATGAACTACCAGATAAAGCTGTATTTGCTGTTAATAACCAAATTTGTGAGTTTTCTAAACCTTTTTTATCTTCTTTAGGATTAACGGTTATCGTACCATTCATTGCACCGTGTGAAGAACAAATATAATAAACCGTTGCCTGATCGTGTGGTACTTCCCAATATAATGTACCTCTCGTTTTACCTTGAGCAGATAATCCAGTTGATACGGTACCATCTTCCGCAATGTGTGTTAATCCAGTTGATATTCTATTACCTGATACATATGTTGAACCACTAGAAGTTTGAATTACAAATGGATGTGATCCAGCTAAAGGATTTAAATTAAATGCGATTGTTTGACCTTGTCTTGTATATATTGTTGGATTATTATTTGTTCCATAATGTGATTCAAATCTATAATAACTTGAAGATGGACCAGTTACATCTATCATAGCAGTTGCACCACCAGGAATATTAATAGTTTTTTCTGCACCTGTACCTGAAGCAGTTACACCTTCACCAACAAAGTCCATTGTAGTAGCAGTTGTTGATAATGCTGATCCTTCATCTTCTACGGTTAAAGTTTCACCACTTCCACCTGCTATAGTAATAGTTTTAGTTGCACCTGTGCCTGAAGCAGTTACACCAGCACCAACAAAATCTAATTTAGTAGCGGCAGTTGATAAATCACTACCTTCATCTGCAACGGTTAATGCTGAACCACTTGTATTTGCAACAGCATTAAATCTACCTTGTGCTGATGAGAACTCTAAAATATATCCATCAGCAATACCTGTTGTGTTAACGTCTGTATGTGCTGATATAGAAGCGTTTTCATCTAATATTCTAACCCAACCACTTCCAGAAGAATAGTAAGGTCTGTTACCAACCGTATCAAAAGCAAACATACCTGGATATGTTCCAAACGCAGGTAATGAACCGTATCCTGCAAAGTCAAATCTTAATTTTGAACCTGCACCAGTTAAATCTACCGTTCCTGATCCTGTTAAACTTAATCCTGCAATTGATGTTGTTGAACCACCTAATGAAATAGCGTCTGTTCCTAAAGTTATAGATGAGTTTGCTAATGTTGAATTAGGTATTGAACCTAATGACAATTCAATTCTATTATTGTCTATGGCAGTTGATATAGGAGAATTACCTACGATCTCAAAACTTTCACCTAAATTTACTTCAAAGTTTGTAGATGTATTATCACCTATTATAATTTTACTATTTACAAGTTTATCATTTGTAATACTGCCTGTTAATTGTGCGTTTTCAATTGTACCTACAAGAGCAGTTGTAGGATATGAAGTTGCGTCTGATAAGTTTAATGCAGGTGTAGCGTCTGTGCCACCTAGAGCAAGAGATACGCCACCAATTGATATTGAACTATTATCTAATGCTGAATTTGGTATTTGATTAAATGTGTTTGTTGCACCACTAATAGTTTTATTTGTAAGTGTATCAGTAGATGATTCAGTTACGATTGAACCGTCTGTGGATAATTCTATTCTGTTATTTGTAATTGCAGTATTGATACCTGAACCACCAACGATTTCAAAACTACCTCCTAATTCTACATTGAAATTTGTAGAAGTGTCATCACCAATAGTTATAGATGAATTATCTAATTTTGAATTTGGTAAAGTTGATAAAGCACTTGAAGGTATATTTGTTATAGTGTTTGTTGCACCACTTATAGTTTTATTTGCAAGAACCTGATTAGCACTTGTAGTTACATATGTACCTGTTAAAAGTGTAGAACCATCTCCTAATGCAGTATATAACTCATCAAAGTTATCATTTATTTTTAATGCACCTGCTCTTAAATTATCACCTGATCCATCGTTAGCAGATATCCCTCTATTAATTACTTTTTTACCCATTTTGTTTTCTCTTATATACCTTTATTACTGAATTTGCAGGTGGTGGTGTCTTAAACATAATGGCACCCTCAATATCTTCATAATCAGTACCTTCTATTTTTGCCTCACCATCTACGGTTACAAGTATTTCTTGCTTACTATTTATAATGTTATCCAGAAGATTATGGCGTTGTATCATCAAAACTTACCGTTGTTTGTGCAAAGTTAGTAACCGTGTTATCAAAAGACTCTTGTGATACAGCAAATTGCGTTGGCATTGCAAAATTTGTTTTTATAAATTGTCCATCTTCGTTAGAAGTCATTAAAAATACACCACTTCTACCATCTAAAGATGTTCTAGTTCCTTGTACTTTAATATCATTTAATACTTGAAATGTAATACCACTACCTGTTGCATTTGTTCCAAATATAGTATTTGCAAATTTATTTAATGTTCCAAATCTAGGTCCTGCATATACGTATCCTTGTTTAACTAGTACTCCATCTATAATTGCTCTTTTTCTACTTGTCATATTTAACTCAATAGGCATTCTAGTTAAAGTTAAATCTCTAGTATTTGTAGGGAAATGTTCAACCGTATTTGGATCTAAATCTACATCTGCAGGTAAATTTGTATTTGATCTTTGAGATGTACCGTCATCTACGGTTCCTAATCTTCTACCAAATAATGTACTGAATAAAGTATTAAGTATAGAAAAGATAGGTGTATCTACAACACCAGATATTTCTCCTGCAACAGGTGATTTAATTTTTGCATTTATTGTATTAAGTAAATCTACTTGACCTGTAAAATAAAAACCTGCTGTGTGCATAGTCTTTTTAAATGAGTCTCGCCAATCATTAATTGATTGACCAACTTTTAATACATATGAAAAGTCTTGGTAGTATCTACTATCTTGTACTTTCATAGTTGCTTCAGAAATAAAACCATCTTCATTTAAAAACTTACCATCTGTATCTGAAATAGGAACAACATCTAAAGTTGCACTTGCAACATCTAATCTAGTTACTTTTGCTGAACCTGAACTTGAAGATGTTAATGTTTCGTTTAATTGAAAATTTTTATTTAAATCTTTTACTTTTAAAATTTGTGTATCTGAATCATAACTTGCAAGTGTACCAGTTGCACCTGAAGTAATACCAGTTATTGTATCATTATCATTAAAGTTTCCTGATACATTTGTTAATATTATACAATTTCTAAAATTAATAACAGGTGGTGTTGGAGATTGTTCATAACCTTCACCTAATTCATTTGTTTTTAATCCTATAACTCTACCTATTTCTGTACCGTGTGCTAAAAGTTTTCCGTTTGTACCACTTGATGTTATTGTAATAGATGGTAAACTAATATAACCACTACCTTTATTAATTAAGAATACATCTGTTATATCATTTTGATTTGAGTTTGTTTCAGGTTCTAATACAATTTTATCTCCGTAATAATGATCGCCTCTTTGTGTTCCGTCTTCAAGTGTTATGTGATCTGCATTTGTGCCATCGTCACCTGCAATTGCACCGTTAACAACTGAAACAAATCCTTCGGCATTTACACCTTCAGTTCCTGTGTTATCAAAAACTAATTTATCACCTACTGAATAACCTGATCCACCATTATCAATAATAACTTCAGATAAAGGTCCTGATCCTACATCATCAATTGAAATAGTTGCACCATTACCACCACCAGTTATAGATAAGAAATCTGATTTAGCGTATAAATTTCCATCATTTGTAATATTTTTATTACCAGGTATACCTGTAATAGTTGCCTTAATAAAGAAGTCATCTGTATCACTAGCAGTTCCAGATAATGTTTCACCTATTTGAAATGTACCTGTTATTGTATCTTCATTTACAATTATTTCAGAAACTTGTTTTGAACCTACAACATATTTTTTAACTGATTCTACTATCGCAGTTGCAGCTGAAGTTTCTCCAATTATTTTTCTTCCTACTAAATCAGAAGCGTCACCTATAATAGCAAATGACCTTAAAACTTTTTGAGTATCAAATTGACCATCTGATACACGAAGCATTTGATCTCTAGGATAAAAAGTTTCTGATACTTGATTAAATAATATTCTAAAAAATAACTCGTGTCCTTTTTGTGTACCT